ACGCTTGCCATTTTTTTCCTTAATCTCATTGAGTTTTTGAATCATGTTTTCTAGGTCTTTTAAGAATGTCCTAACCTCATCCTCCATGTTTTTAATTTTTTCTTCGTCACGATGCAACCTCTTGACGAACAACTGAAGACCCTCTGGTGCTCGATCATCGAAACAAACGTAATCACACCACTGGCGACCCGTGACGCACATTTGCCACATCATTTGAGCCTGATGGTCTGGGTCAATCCTGTCGTTCAGAATCGAATCCAAGTGATTGTGAATCTCTTTACACTTGATCTCGATGAGGCCGTGTTCTCCCACGAGACCATCAGGTGAGCATCCCGAAAACGGAATAGTCGGATGCTCGACCCAAGCGATTTGCTCGACTGAGGTGAGGTTTTCTGCTTCGTAAGCGGCTCGGGCGATTGGCTCAATTTCTGTCCCTCTTTGCATTGCTGCTGTGGTGAAAAACTCTGTTGGTTGTCCAGTCATTCGTTCGCAAAGTAACTGAGCCATGTACTTAGCCCGACTTGCTGATGCGCCTGACTTCGTTTTAGCCAGCAGGTCTGCCATGCGAGAAGCTGAAACCTTGCCTACCTTGAGTAACTTCCATGCTTCGCTGCCTTGTTCAATCATTTGCAAGTGCTCCTACCAAAGTTGCCTCTTGCGATTCGGTTAGATCAAAGTCACGGCGTAGCTTGTCTGTGGTGTAGTTTCCGAGTTTGATTTGCTCAATCGCTTTTGACAGACGATTGTTGTCAATCGCTGTTTTTTTCTTTGTTGCTGCGTTTCCATCGTCATCTTCCGGTGCGATACCACAAGCCGCCATCAGACTGTATCTCCGAGCGTAAGTCAGAGCCGATCCATACCCTTGTGCATCATTTTTGCTGGCAGGTACATGAAGGCGACCACTTGAGAATGTCTCACCGGATTCGTGGACAAAGACTGTTTCCACAATGACGCCATCAGAACAATCACTGGTTTGTTGAACAAGTGCTATGCCATTGGCGTTTAAAGCGTCTACAACAGCTTCAATACAGGCGGCAAGGTCTGCGTAGTTCTTTTTAAAATGCGGATTTGTGGCGGTCTTGAGGGCTGGTCCAAAGGCTTTCTGTGCTTTGACCAATGCTGATGCGATTTCTTTCATTTACTACGCCTTAGGTTAAGTTATCAATCTGTTTCTTCAATGCTGTTACTTCAGCTTTGTGGTCTTCAGATTGAAATTGCATCATAGTACAAATTTCACGGATTTTCTGCTCCAACATTCCTACTCGATAAGCAAGGCGATCTTCTGCCTGTCCTTCACGATAGTGAATGTCTGATGTTTGTTTGATGCTGTTGATGATGTACTCTGGATTCATTTGTTTTCTTTCAAGGCTTGTTCCATCGCTTGACGTAGATTGTTTGCGGCATCTGACTTGCCTTGTCCAATCTTTTCAAACGCTTCTAATGCTTGCTTCATTGATTCAACCATTGTTTTTTTATGAGCACAGGTGGTCAAGAAAATCCATTGGTTGCCCAAGGAACGCACAGAACGCACCCAGGCGCGTTGATTGTGGCGATTCTGTTCTCTGGGTATGTAGTCAACATTAAAGAGCCTACGGACTGTTTTAAGGGCTTGTGTGTTCATTAGCCCCACCATGCCAACATGACACCGATGGCGATCATGGAAAGGATTGTGACGATTGCTGAGACTGTTTCTTTCATTTGCTACACCTTGTTAAAACCTGTTAAGGTGAGAGAATCTTAACGCACAACTTAACACTTTGCGTAGGTACTTTCCCTAATCCCGACTGATTTGTTAAGGTTACAATGTTAAGGCTGGTCAGAAAACGGTTTAGCTCCGTGTGGCTCAATGTGTCAAATTTCAACCACCACTCTGCTTTATGAGGCTGACCAGCACTAAGGAAAACCATGAATTTACAAAAAGCCATTGAAATCGCTGGATCAAAGAGTAAACTTGCGACCCTTCTCGGAGTGTCTCGCGCTGCTGTGACGCAGTGGGACGAACTTCCTGAGAAGCGTATCAACCAGCTCAAAGGTATCAACGAATGGCAAACGCATTTCAGTGGCGAACAGGCGAACAATCCATCGGTGTCGAACTCCAGCGCCAGCGAGACAAGTCCACAATGACCACTGTTCGCAAAGACGATCAGAACAAAGAAGAAACAATCACCAAGTTCAGAAAGTCAATCACGATTCTCCCGTCAGTCCATCGTTTACCAAGCAAGGCAAAGATATGAAAAAACTCATCGCCGTTTACCTAACAGTCCTAGCATCAACTGCATGGGCTTGCACCACTCACACGGTTGTCTCCGGTGGTCGGATCGTCACTTGTACAACCTGCTGTTACGGAAGTAATTGCACAACCAACTGTTTTTGATATAGAATGTTTTGAAACACGGCTAGGTGGAGAGTAGCTACTCCACCGAAAAGCGAACCTCCCGCCTGCCGATTGTTTCTTTCCTGGAGGATTTGCGAGGTTGCTTAATGCACTACTACCAATTCCACATTGGTGACTATGCCAGTCACACGCGCCATCTTTCGATCATCGAAGACATAGCGTATCGAAGACTCTTAGATTTTTACTATCTTCACGAATCACCAATAAAAACCCATGACATTGCTCGTCAGATCGGGATGCGTGAATACGAGCAAGATGTGTTAACTGTTCTGGATGAGTTCTTTCTTTCAACCCCTGAAGGCTTTGTTAACACAAGGGCAGACAAAGAAATTGAGCATTTCCATACGAAGGTTGAACAGGCGTCACGCGCCGGTAAAGCATCCGCTGAACGGAGGATCAACGCCCGTTCAACGGACGTTCAACCAACCAATAACCAAGAACCAATAACCAATAACCATAAACCAAATAAAACAACTAGCGTTGTTTGCCCTAACGGGCTTGATGAGTCTTTGTGGAAAGATTTTTTAGTTTTGCGAAAAGCCAAAAAACTCCCAATGACACAAACCGCACTGAACGGAATACAAGCCGAAGGAGCGATTTTAGGGTGGAGCCTATGCCATACCATTACCGAGTGTATAAATCGCGGCTGGGGCGGTTTTAAAGCCTCCTGGATACAAAAAGAACTGCTATCTAACCCTGCCGACAGAATCCACGTCACAGTCGCTGGAAAACAAGAGCGCGATCCTGCGTTGGTTAAGTTAGACCAGGACAAAATGCTTACCAAGCCTCCATCATTGGAGACACTTCAAAAAATAGCACAACTTAGGTGTAGCAAATGAATTTAATTGAATTTGGAGATTGCAGAGAAATCATGCGCCGTTGGGCGTCTAATGGCATCAAGGCGCAGACTTGCGTGACCAGCCCTCCCTACTACGGGTTGCGTGACTATGGGCACGATGGGCAGATCGGTCTTGAGCAAACGCCAGAGGAATACATCAAGGCGATGGTGGAGGTGTTTCGGTGTGTTTGGGATGTGCTTGAGGATGATGGAACACTTTGGCTCAATATTGGTGATAGTTATTACAACTATCGACCAGGCAAAGGGCAGGCATTGGTTCAGCAATCCGTTGCTAACAATGACCAAGATTTGCCACAAACTTGTGCAAGACGTGGAAACAAATTAGAAGGTTTAAAAGAAAAAGACCTTATTGGCATACCTTGGATGTTGGCGTTTGCACTTCGTGCCGATGGCTGGTATTTGCGTCAAGACATCATTTGGCACAAACCTAACCCCATGCCTGAGAGTGTCCAAGACCGTTGCACTAAAGCACACGAATACATTTTTCTTTTAAGCAAGTCGCAGAAGTATTACTACGATTCAGAATCTATAAAAGAAGAAGCAAATCCTGATAACGCTAAAAGATACGAATATGGATTTGGAGGACCAAAAAATGAAGCGTTAGCAGATACAAAATTTGGTGCTACAAAGCCAATAGGTAACCGAGAATATGATGGGCAAAGAAACAAAAGAAGCGTTTGGACGGTGACAACCAAGCCATACGAAGGCGCACACTTTGCTGTATTCCCACAAGACTTGATCGAGCCTTGCATCATGGCTGGCGCCCCTGTTGGTGGGGTTGTGCTTGATCCTTTTATGGGTAGCGGAACAACAGCGCAAGTTGCTCAGAATTTAAATCGCAAATATCTTGGCTGTGAATTAAATCCTGAATACAAACCATTGCAAGACAAGCGTTTGCGTCAAATGTCTTTGGAGTTGATATGACCAAGACTGAAGCCCATAACTTACTGGACATGGTGAAAAATGGAATCCTCATCGAATCCCACCGGATCAGAAAAGCCCTCATCCTCACCGGAGACATTCCCCACATACTTGGAAGACCTAGAAAACAGGTTGGTGGAGCACTACGCGAGGATGGCAATCAACCACATCGAGCATTCTCGATACATGGTGAAGATTTTTCAGAAAGACTTTCCTGACTTGGGGAAGAAAGTAGCAAAGAGACTAGGTGAACTAAATGAGCAGAAATGACATTATCCAAATGGCGCGGGAGGCTGGATGCGATGAAATCTATGTGTCAAATGTTTTAATGGGCATACATTTCAAGCCCAAATCTCTTGAACGCTTCTTCCACATGGCTCAAGCCGCTGAACGTGAGTCAATGATTAAACAAGGCTGGAGGCAATGCGCTAAAGGACAGAGAACAACCCAGTTCTGTGGGATGGTTGAGAAGGCTGTTCAGGAGGAGCGTGAGGCGTGTATCGACATAGTTGCCATTCACGGCGGCAGTGTAGAGATCGAATCCGCCATTCGAGCAAGAGGTAATCAATGACATTCATGATTAACTTCACAGTCTACGGTGAGCCTCAAGGCAAAGCCCGACCCAGATTCAGAAAGGTCGGAAACTTCGTCCAGACTTACACACCACAAAAGACAAAATCTTACGAAGACGAAATAAAGATGTTCGCAAGAGCCGCAATGGGGTCTTCAAAGCCACTAGAAACGCCCATAGACCTTTATTTATACATCAGGAAGGGCATACCAGCGTCATACTCAAAAAAACGCCGAAACGACTGCATTTCTGGAATTGAGCAAGTTACGACAAAACCCGACATTGACAACGTTCTCAAGGCTTTCATGGACGCAATGAACGGAATTGTTTACCTGGATGACAAACAGATCGTGACGATTAACTGTGCAAAGGTTTACAGTGAAGTCTCTGGTGTAGATGTATTGGTGAAAGAACATGGCAGTCTTTAAACTTCATAACTACCCACAGGCTCACCAGATGATCCTGGACTTGATGCCAAGAATAAAAGCTAGATTGCAGTCTGGAAATGTGTTAACCTTAACAATCACAGAGGACAACAGAAGCCTTGACCAGAACGCAATGTTTCACGCTCTTATTGGGCAGATCGCCAAACAAGCGCAGCACATGGGGGCACATTGGGATTCTGAGACCTGGAAGCGATTGCTCTGCCATGAATGGGCAAAAGAAACGGGTAGACAAGCTGGAAAACTGGTGGCAAGTCTTGACGGAAAGGACATTGTTCAGTTGGGAATCCAGACAAGGAAGTTTAGTAAACAAGAAGCAAGCGAATTCACAGAGTGGGTTTTAGCTTGGGGATCACAAAACGGAATCACTTTCAAGGTGTAGTAAATGAGCATAGAAGCAATGAAACAGGCGTTGGATTGGTTTAAGTGCTACCGCGACAAATCCATGTCGCGCAACAACGCAGAGGCGCTGGCCGAGGAAGTGGAAAACACCCTACGCCAAGCCATAGAGCAGGCTGAAGAAAAGAATTGCAAAAACTGTGTAATTGATAAACCCTGCATTGCAAAAGGCAAAGATATGCAGATTTGCGGTGCGTTTGTTTCAAAACACGCCAAAGAACTGAAACAAATTGCATTAGACAAGAAGGCAGAAAACGCCAGAGAACTTGGGCTGGACTATGAGCCTGTGCCGTGGATTGAAAGCATGACAATCGACAGCACCAATGAAATGAGCAAGCCAACAGCACCTGTGCAGGAGCCGGTGGCGTGGATGTACGACTGGACAACATCAGAGGGCGAATTTATCCAAGACTGGACAACAAGCGAAGCAGAAACTTTGCGTGACACTGAGCCAACAATTATTAGCAATGTCCGTCCTTTGTATTTGCATCCTGCAAAATGGCAATCCTTAACACTTGAAGAACATTATGATTTAGCAGATAAAGCTGGATGTATGTCTGCCGATTGGATTGATTACGCAAGAGCCATTGAGAAAGCCTTGAAAGAAAAGAACAGTCAATGATGTATCCCAAAACTGAGTACATCCGCAGTCAGAAACTCTTAAAGGCGGTCGCATCGTTAAGGTGTATGCATTGCGGAACCAGCGAAGGCGTCCAAGCAAGTCACGCTAACTGGTCTGAGTTTGGTAAAGCCAAGAGCCTGAAGGCATCGGACATTTATGTCGCAGCACTTTGTCAAAGGGATCATTACGAGATAGATCAAGGAAAGAACTTAACAAAGGATCAACGCAAAGAAATGTGGCTTAACGCTCACAGAAAGACCGTAGAGACTCTGGTTATGAATCGAGAATGGCCCTCTAGTATTCCCATCCCAAAGGTGTAAAATCAACATGACTGGGACGCCCGAGTTCTCCTCTCACGCAGTTGCCTTCCCCAGTTGGGGGATGCGTCCCCCTTCTTTTTGAAAGGTTTATATGGCTGGCTTACTCGCTCCCGCAGAGGAGATTGTGATTGAAATCCAAGAGGCTGAGAAACCAGTCATCGAGGGATTGACCAAAGAATCCAACGAGAAAATCCGTGACACTCTGATGGAAACTCAGATGCTCGGTCCGGAGAACACTCAGGAAGCAAACACCGAGTTCTGGCGTGGTTTGGCGAACGTCTGGCGCATCTCTCCAGATCAAGCAAAACGCCGTTTGTGCGCGAACTGTGAATATTTTGATGACGCTCCCGAGACTTTGGAAGCGATGGAAGTTGTCCCGCAAGACGAGTTCGACAAAGACGGTGGTGGTCGGGGTTACTGCCACAAATATACTTTTATATGTCACTCACTCCGAGTGTGTCGCCAATGGGAAAAAGCTCCCGTAATGAAAGAAGATGAAAATGAAGATGACTAAAAACAATACTCCAAAAGCAAAAGTAGGAAATATGAAAACATATCCTAGTGCTGCTGCTGCCGTAAAAGCCGCTGAAAAACGTGGTGAAAAAGGTATCACAATTAAATTTGCGAATCCTAAAAAGGCAAAAAAATGAAGATGACTAAAGCTGGTGAGAAAAAGGTCGGCAAAGTAATGCACGAATTTAAGACTGGCACTTTGCACTCTGGAAAGGGTGGCAAAGTCGTTAAGAATCCGAAGCAAGGAATTGCTATTGCTTTGTCAGAAGCTCGTAAGGTTATGAAAAAGAAGTGATCCCTAAAAAACTGCACTTTGTTTGGATCGGAGACGAGTCCAAACGCCCTGATAAATGTATCGGGACATGGAGAGAATTGAACCCAGACTATGAGATAAAAATCTGGGGCAATGAAGAACTAAAACAACCTTGGTTCAATGCCAAGCACATGCAGTCGATGTTAGCCCAC